AGTTGTAGCATCACTCTCGATGCGGAAGTCTTGTGTACCAAGACCAGTTTCGTTAAAGGTTGCCTCCGCCGCTGCTATTTTGAAGCGTTCTACACTAGCAGTAAGAAAATTTATAGTCCTTGCTCCAAGAGCTTGAACCGTAAACGTATTAGCATCACTAAGAAATAATTCACCTACTAAAGTTCCGTTATGCTCAAAGTCAAGAAGACCTCCATTTGTAGCATGGTTTAGCGTTAGTGCTGTATAGCCAGTATATGCGTTAGGCGTTCCACCAATGCCCAAGTTGCCAGTGTTATCTAGTGTTGCTCGTAAGGTATTATTCGTCGCAAATCTTAATTCAGTATTACTTCCATTCCAAATAAAAGCATTCTCTGAACTATCTACACCAATAGTTAAACCGTTATTAGCTGTGTCTGAGTTTGTAATACTTAAACCATCAACTGTTCCTGAGTCAGAACTTGTAGCTGTATAACCTGATGAAGTAACAGTACCACCTACTCCTAAGTTACCAACTACCGTTACATTGGTTGTACCAGTAGGTATTTCTATTACATCAGCATCTGCATCGTTCTTTATTGTTACATCATTAGTGCTACCTTGACCTGTAAGGATCAAACCTTCTGCACTTGTATATCCAATAGCAGCATTGTCACCTGCAGCAGTATCACCTGTTGCCTCAAGGGTAGAGCCTGTTATCACTCCAGAAGCTGTAAGCGTTGCCACAGTCGTTGTACCAGTAAGATCCAAATCTACTAAAGCGTCAGTAACTGCTGCCCCACTACCTGCTCCATCCAGATAAACCATTTTTACCGCACCCGTGCCAATAGTAACATTGGCTCCAGAACCTTGACTAATAATAATACTTTGTGAACCAGAAGTTGCGTTCTCAATTATATGCACACGACTAATGGTATTTGGCCCTATTGTTATCGTACAAGTAGAATCTAATGTACCTGTGTACTTAATGTACATAGCCCTAGCTGCGTCTGCCGCTCCGTCAGCAACGGTTGAAGTGTGCGTATCCGCATTCGTTGTTATGGCTTCAGTGCCAAAGCTAAGAGCCTCTGCTATTAGCTCTAAATTAGTATTCGTGGTATCCCCCCACGTTCCCGATTGTTCTCCTGAACCAATCTCTTCTAATCTTAAATCATTTGTATATACACTTGCCATTTAATTATCCTCACGCTGCTTTATCTATCCAAGAAGGATCTTGGTTTGGAGTTGTTGTACTGTAACTTGGCGACTGATTAGGCGTAATAGTAGCATAACTTGGCACCTGATCCGGTATTATTTCTCCCCAAGTCGGTAAAATAGTTTCGGTCACTCTTCCAATAGCCATTGTTCCTGCAACACCTGTTACAGATACATTCGCTAAACCCGTAATAGTTACAGTGCCTACGGCACTCGTCCCTTGTACACCATTTAATGTCTCAAAGGTATTGCCTATGGCTGTAGTGCCCGCTACCCCCGTAACAGAAACACTAGCATCTCCTGTAGTGGTGACAGAACCTATTGCACTTGTCCCACTCGTTCCCACTTGTGTCTCAAAAGTATTACCTAACGAAGTAGTGCCCGCTACACCCATCTGTGTTTCAAACACATTACCTAACGAAGTAGTACCCGCTACCCCCATCTGTGTTTCAAATACATTACCTAAAGCCGTAGTACCTGCTACACCCGTAACAGAAACACTAGCATCTCCTGTAACCGTTGTAGCTCCTACCGAACCTGTTGCGGTAACATTGTAAGCAACATTAGTATTCCATGTCCCTGCGTTCCACGAAGTTAAAGAACTATTCCATCCTTGAAATGCAGCGACATTATTAATCGACATTAAGCAATCCTTATAATCGCATTACTGGCATCAGCCGTAGGAAACACAATAGTAAAATCACCACTACTAGCTGCCTTATCCGCACCAAAATCTAAAACCGCTACAGAAGGATCTCCTGTGGCTGTATCATTAAATATTAAAGCACCTCTAACACTACTAATTGTAACATTACTGAATACCTCATCTGCAAAATCTACTAAAGCTGTTGTACCACTAGCCGTAGGCGTAACAGGGTTAAGAGCTTGCCCTTTTGCAGTGTAGTTAGTACCACTTATTTCATTGCTTGAGGTATACGCTGTTGTAGCTGCTGTAAAAGAAGCACTATTGTCATAAAGTGCTACATTAAACGTATTTCCTGTAGTTGCTGTAAAATTATGAACACCTTTTAAAAGCTCTGTTTTAAAAGAAGTACACAAAAAATTTCCCGTAAAAGCCATTACATTCTCCTTATATATTCTGCTAGTTTTTCATTTCCTGAATCTTTTATCGCATTATATACCGTGGTTCTATCACTCTTGATAGCCTGTACCATATAAATTGCAATAATTTTCTCCATTTCTGCACGATACGCATTAGCTTGCTCTCTTATTGCAGGATGCGCGGTTTCCGATACACCAATTATTTTATTAACGCATCTTTTCGCTACTTCTTCGGGAGTTTGACCTCTATTATTAGTTGTCTGTATTTCAACCGAAAAATTATTGCTCATCCCTAAAGCTTCTGTAAACATTATGTTCTAGCCTTTCTAATCTCACCCATTACATACTCATCCATAACTTCTTGTGCCTCTCCAAGATTCTTTAATCTACCTAAAGCTTCCATAAATCGGGTACTATACATATTCATTACAGCAGGATCACCTTTCATATATACATAACATTCCACTAAGGACCCGTAAAGCATAGCTAACTCCGCATTGGTACTTAACCATGATTCTGTTGTATCTGAAGTAAAAGATGTTAGCGTCGTAGAAGCCCCAGAAGTACCCCCTGTAATGGTTTCTGTAGCAGTAAACGCATCTAAGGGCACAATAACCGACATCGTTGTGCTAGAAGGTTTTGCAGTAATCTTAGAAGTAGAACCTGAAGTACCCCCTGTAACAGTCTCGCCAACCGTGAAAGAAGCACTACTGCTTACCGTAAACGTAATAGTGCTTTCGGATAGGCTTGCAGGTCTGTAAAAATAACTAAGATCTACGGTGAACCCACTATTGGGCGTAGGAGCTATTACAAAGTTATCTACATCAAATTGAGCGTAATACCGTGGAACCCCTGTGGTAGCAGGATTAGGCGTAAAAGTTTGTACAAACTCTTTTTCTTTAAATTGTAAGTAACTGTAACTACTGCTATTAGTGATAGTCAAAGAATTTGGTGCTAAAAAATCACTAGGACAAGCTAGGTACTGATTACTAGAAGTCATAGTGCCTGATACGTTTTTCTCAAAAACATTTAATTGTACTGTTTTTAAAATTCTTTCTTCGGTTAATCTAATAAACAAATCTAAATTGTTCACAAAACTTGTTTCATTGTTTTCTGAATAATTTTTTATAGCGTCGCGTAATGTTGTTAATGTAAAACTCATGTAGTCACCGTCACTGTCCCTACGCTTGAAACGAGAGCCTCTGTAATTTTTATCTTAGAAGGTAATTCTGCAACACCGTATGTTGCAAAGTTACCATTCCCTAAGCTAACTATACCATTTGTTGTCTTAACTTGAAAGGTTGTATTTGTGTCCGGAGATTCAGGTCTAGCATCTTTCAAAGCCTGTGGATCAAAAACTTTTCTTGAAGGAAATAATTGAGGCTGTTTCGGTTCAAACTCGTCAAAGCCCACAACCGCTCCATTCCATTCTTTACGCAAATCCGAATAACGATACCTGAACCCAGAGCGATCCGATATTCCATACGATCTTTTTCCACTAGCATATTTTGTCATCAAGTAGTCCTAAAATATTGATATTGAGGCACAACATTAAACGAAGCTCTATCTCTATCCTCCGTCATAGCTCTTTGAAACTCTTCCTCATAGGCTGCTTTTAATAACTGTATTCGTTCTGGGGCTCTTTTCATAGAAATATAATAAGCCAGACCCGCTGCTAAACAAGGATAAAACCTAAAAGGAACGTCCATCGTATTTATTTGGGTATCTGCATCATTAATTCGGGTTAAGGCATCATAACGAATTACATCCGTACTATTTTCTGGAATAGGCCATATTTTTAAATTAGGCGTTACTTGTCTATCTAAGAAAAATTGACTTGTTCGACCTTCGGTAGTTTTATTCGGTATAGAAATAAACGTATCTCTACTTACCCTCTCTACGGAAAAGTCCGTACTCCCGCGTCTAACAACTACCGACAAAATATCTATAACATCCGCACCTAAGTCGTATTCCCCATCCGATTGAACTAAATCAAGTGTTCTCTGTTTAATGGTCCATTGATTTAAACCACGATTTGCCCATTCTGCTAACATAAGATTGAGAGAACGTCGGGCAGTTTTAAGATCATACCCTGTACGAACCTCAAGACCACAACGCTCAAAAGCTTCTTCTATATATTCTACTACATCTAATTCAAAATCTACACTATTTGAAATCGTCATCTCATTCCTCGCTATAAATATTATCAAATATTTTATTTACATCTAACGTATAGTCTAAGTCAGATTTTGAGTAATGTATATGTTGAGAAGGTTTAAAATCTGGAGCCCCCTCACCCATTTCAAACCAAGCCGGGTGCGTAACTCTCACACGATTATT